GTCCTCGTCCTGCTCGTCCTCGTACTTGGCGCGCAGGCGCAGGGCACCGAAGCCGCCCGCGGTGCCCTCGTCAAAGCAGTTATCGTAGGCTTCCTCGGCGTTGCTTTCCTGCTCGTCAGATCGAAACATGCCGTTTAGTGCGTCGGCGGTGTCATCGTTGGCCAGGTCATCCTTGGCCCTGAACTCGACCGTCACCCGGTTGTTTCGGTACTCGCTGAAAATACGCATCAGGGAGTCGAGCACCTTGTTGATTTCAAAGCGCGGCCGGTTGGCAAACTGCGCTTCTAGGTTCCCCTCCCACTGGGCGCCCGGGACATAGGCGAACCGGCGCGCCTGAAGGCAGTGCAGGCGAACGTCCGTCTGTGGCATGTATGAGGCGTCGAAGCCCTTCACGGCTCGGCGGTGGACGGCGTTTAGCCGCTCTTGCGTTTTTGGGCGTGCCATGCGGCTAACTCCAGTGATTTACGGTAGGGGGAACGATGGCTTGGGCGCGAACCTTGGCGGCGGTGTTCGGCACAGCACAGCGCAACATCATGTAGGCATAGCGTACAGCCGATATCAGGTCATCGCGTAGTTTCACAATCTTGCCCTTGTCGTCGCGGTGGTAGAGCCGCTTTTCCTCGAAGAAGGCCTGTTGGTTCTTGAACACCTTGAACGTGCCGTTTGTCATGCGCTCGTTTAGCTCCCAGATACCGGCCTCTACGCTGTTGCTCCCGCTTGGCCAGGTTGCGTGGAACGGCAGCATGTTGAAGCCGGCCGTCTTGTACTGCTCTTTCAGCACCTCACCACCGCCCTTTTCATGCTGCAGACCATCGTGCGGCCATGCGGTGGGGAAGTGTCGGGCCCAGCCCTTAACGGCGGTCCATGCCTGGGAGGCATCCTGCTCGGCCTTGCGCCATGAATTCACGAGGTAAACGACATCGGCGTCACGGTCCCAAGCCAGCTGGCAATGGGCTTGTGGGTGATTCCACCCGAAGTCGCAACCGTTGATGATGACCCAGTGCGGCGGGATCGAAAACGGATCGATCATGATGTCTTCATCGGCCTGGGTAAAGATGAGGCCGGCACCAACAGCTGGCACGCCCTTCGAGCGCATTTCACGCAAATGCACCGGGGTCGCTTTCAGAATCTGCGCCTTCACCTCGTCGGTAAGGTGGGGCGCATCGTCCCATGTGACGTTGAACAGTTCCTGGCCTGGCTGAATGTCTTCCATGAACTGGGCGACGATGGGCGTCATGCCGTTTTCTGGCGTGAACGTCATCATCACGATGCCGCCGCGGCCTTGGTCGCCGGTCATTGTACGAACGAGGCATTGCGGATAGATGGCTTGGTCGAGCGGTTCCTCGTCAATCCATATCAGGTCGATAGAGTCGCCCATCAACACATGCTGGCCCTGGCTGTAGGCCTTGAACGACAGCTTGGACATGCCCCCGGTGACGTGCTGAATCTGTACGTCTTTGATCAGGTTCTTGGTTTGCGGCGATCGGATGAATCCGCCGATGTCCTCGCGTGGGATTGCCCCGGTGCCCGAAGGACCATTGGTCTTGTCATCCCAGTCGCCCAACAGGTTTTTCTGGATTACGTCACGGATTTGCTCGCCGGTAACGCCCAGGGCCCAGGCGACGATAGGCCCGCTGAAGCGGTGCCCCTCCCACCAGTCTGGATACCGGCCGGTAGGGTGTAGCGCCATTTCGTAGGCAGCGGAGTAGGTCTTGCCCACCCGGTTGGCGGCCATCATCAGGCGTTGCTTGTGGGTGCGCCCTGATTTGTAGAAGTTGCCCTGCCACTGGTATGGCTTGAACGAAAACATCCGACGCCCGCGGCGACGACGCTTCTTTTCCTCGAGCAGCTCAAGGAATTCCTCTTTCTGCAGGCGCACCGTCGAGTCGGGGGCTTTCATTCCTTGCCACCGCTGAAGTCAGGAACGGCAATGCCCAGTTCCTTGGCCAAGGCCACCATCTTGGCGTCGAGCTGCTCGTCAGACATGTCGCTCGCCGCGATGGTGCCGGAGTGCTCAAGCTCTTGATGATGGCGCCAGATTTCCCGCTGACGATTGGTCAGGTAGAACGCCACGGCCGGGAAGCTGGGCGGGTAGTACCGTTCAATTTCGGTCTTCACGATCTGGCCCTTCACCACCCGGATATCAATTTCGGGGCGAGTGAACCCGGTGGCCATCTTGAACAGGCTGTGGCCCACCAGCGAGTCAGCAATGATCTTGCCCGACTGGATCGCCTCGAGGAATTCGGGGTATTTCTTTTTCCAGGCGTTGAGCGCCGATACGGACACGTTCAAGGCGGCGGCCAGCTGCACGTCACTGGCGCCGAGTAAGCAAAGGTTGCGCGCCTTCTCACAGAATTCTGGTTTGTAGTAGTTCCGTCCGCGCTTTGGTTGTTTGGCCGCCATGTGCGGGCCCTCTATCAGTTGGTCAGGGGCAAGCATACTGCAAATCGAGCGCCCACAAAAAAGCCGCCTGGTGCGGCGGCCTGGTGCGTCGTCGGCGGTTACTTGGGCAGGGTGGATGGTAGCCAGCGCTTAAGTGCAATTTTCACCACCGGGATGACGTTCATGGCAAACAGACCAACGAGGTAGGCGATGCCGTTACGGGCCATGCCTTCAAAGCTGAATCCGAAATGCACGATGATCAGGTCGGTACAGAAAATCGCGGTGAAGAACCCGACCGCGACGGATGCCCCGGCCTCTTTTTTCGTCAACGGTTTGAGCAGCGCAAGCGACAAAACAGAGCCAGCCAGTGCGGCCACGGGGAAGCCGTACTTGACCATAAAGGCCCAAAACAAATTGGATAGGTCCACGGGTCTTGTCTCGTTGTAGGCGGTGCGGTTCATGGTTTAGACCTTTCTTCAGATGGGTCGGTGGGTGGCAAGTCATCCAACTGACCAAGCTCAACGGCTTCTAGTTCAAGGTCTTGTATAGCGTCTTCAAATTCGTAGGGCATGGTCATTGCTCGCTGGATGATGGCCAGATGATAAACGCGACCCACAAAAAAGCCCAGCAACAGCCAGGCTTTTCGGGTCGCAACTGATCGCGACTATTTCTTCTTGGCCGGCTTCTTGCCACCGCCCATTTTCATCCCCAGCGCTTTGTCGTCCTTCATGTCGGCGCGGGAATTTTCTACTTTGTTTTTGCTCGGCATTTTTACCGGTGCTTTGGCCATCTGGTGTCACCTCGTTGCGGTTGGGATTGCTTGGGGTCTTGAGCATAAATCGCGGCCATGAAAAAGCCCAGCGGGTTTATGGCTGGGCTTGCACTTCCATGTGCGGGCGTGGCGTTGGTTGATAGGGCCGGCGCAGGCTGGTGCCGTTCACGCCGGGGATATGCCGTAGCTCGATAACAACCGATGGCGGCAATGGTGGAAGGGGTTCCAGGATTCGAACCTGGGAATGTCGGGATCAAAACCCGATGCCTTGGGCCAGCTTGGCGAAACCCCTGTAAATGTGTTCGAAGGCTGGGCGCTTTCCCTTCCAGCATGACCGCGTGGATCTGGTTTCAATCTCCACCGCTTCTGAACGTGGTTGCGAGGGCGGGACTCGAACCCGCGACGTCTGGGGTATGGGCCCAGCGTTCTACCAACTGAACTACCTCGCTTCAACTGAAAGCCCGTGACGGGGGCAAGGCGGCGGAGCCTGGGAAACAACATGCTGGCGGCCTCGGCGGCGTGACCGGCCAGCGGGGCAGTGACCAAACTGCCAAATACCCCGCGTGACGGATGTTACTCGACAGGATCGGCAGGCGGCAAGGGCTCATCCGCTTTCAGGCTTTCGGCCTTCAGCTTGGCAGCGTCCTCGAGCGCCTGCTCATGTTCCTGCTGGTGTTGATCGGCCTCGGCCAAGTCAGCCTGGCGCTGGCGTTCGGCGGCTTCCTCGAGCCTGGCTTGTTCGGCCTCGATGTCGATCAGTGCCAGGCGCTGGTCGAGGATGTACAGCAGGTCTTGCTGGGCGTACAGCTGGCGCACCAACAGGCCTTTCGCACGGTCGCTCAGCGGCTTTACCGCATCACCGGCCAGGAAGGTTTTCAGCTTCTCGAGGTTGGCGCTCAGCTGCGCACGCTCGCCCAGCAGGCGCACGCGGAAAGGATCGAGGCCTCCAATTTCCCCAATCTCGATGTACCCGCCATCGAACTGTTCTTTCGGGCTCCAGCTCACATAGCCGGCATGGCCTACTACGTTGGGCTTCCCACCATCGGTGTATTCCACCAAATAGCCGGCGTCGTTGCCGTCCTCGTTGGCTGGCACTTCCCAGCCGCGATACTGGTTATACGCAAGGCGGGTCATGGCCAGGGCCAATACGATTTTCGTGCCGATGTAGCCTTTCATGGTGATTCCTCAGTGGTAGTTGGTCAGCGTCGATACCACGTCATCGTAAAGCAACGGGCATCTGGTGGAACATCGTTGATCGGCCAGCGCAGGCACTGCATGTGCTTGCGTTCTGGCCGGTTTCGGTTGGTGCGCAAAGTCTGCACAAGATACGCCGATTTTGTGGTGACGATAAAGTCACCAACTGCCAGGCCTTCGGCGCCGTCTATGTAGAGTTTGCACTCGGTATACGGCGCACGCTTCACGCGCTTTCCAAGTCGAGCGGGATCACGCGCACCAGCACGCTGGGTTCCTCGGCAAAGGTGCGCTCGATGCTGGCGCGGATCACTTGCGTGTCATCACCCCACAAAATCCCATTGAAGGCGTCACAGAACACCTTCGCGCAGTTGTCGAAGTCGACCTTGAGCGTCGGAGCGATGTGGCCAGAAAGTGCGCCGGCCGTCTTGGCTTTTGTCCAGCTGACGCGCACCGGGTGGCGCATTTCCATTTCGATGCGAACTGGCCCCATGAAATGCGGCGTGTAGCCAAACGCGGCGTAGGCCTCGGCCATGGTGCGGCGCCGGATCGATGTCACCTCGCGCATCAGTTCCATGCCGCCCATCACGCGCAGCACCTCGAGCTGAATCAGTTCCTCGTAGGCCGCGGTACGGTCATCGGTGAACACTTGGACAAACCGGTTTTTGCCGTCGCCGCGCACGGTGAAGCGCGGCCGGCCTTTGCCCTGGGGCTCGCCCTCGATAACGATGGTCAGGCCGCCAGGTAGGTCACGCCCAGGCGGCGGGAGCAGGTCGGGGCCCTTGTCATAGCTAAACCCCAATTCCTCGTAAGCGTGGCGAATCTCCCAGCTCCCGCTGGCAAGTTCACGGATGAATTCGTGAAGCGTCTCCAATTCAGTCATGTGGGCGATCCCTTAGCCAGCTGTGGCAGATGTATGCGTCGACGGTAAACCCTCCCAGCTCCACGCCGTTACGAGCCTTGGTTCCGCGTTTTACGTAGAACTTGCGGCCCTTCCTTCCACGATTCGGATCAAGAACGTGATGCGTGGTGCCTGTCACCTCGATGACCACCGCGTGTATGCCGCCAGGGATATTCAGTGATGGCATCGTGCAAAGGTAGGCGCCGACAAACTCGAGCCTGCTATCGTCTACCGTGCTGAACTCGGTGAACGGGATAGACAGCTCGTCAAGCATCTGGCGCAGGCTCATCCCCTTGTTTCTGAATCGGTCGTGCATGTCGCGGCGCACGGCGCCCGCTGGTAGGCCGGCGACCATGGCCACGCATGCCGACATACAGCTCGTTGGGCAGGGTTGCTTCTGGTGTTTGATGAGTGCGGTCACGACTACTCCCCCTTGGCCATGGCATCGATGGCGTTGTCTACGTCGACGGCGCGGAAACGAACGCCCGTGAACCACAGTGGCGTGCTCAGATAAAACTGATTGCCGGCGCTGCTGTGGTCGCGCAGCCAGACGTAACGGTCTGCATCCTTGTTGCGCAGCCTGGCCAGGTCATCGAGCCGATTCCAGTCGTTGAGCAGCTGGCGCAGGTCATCGAGTTGCACGGTGCGCGTGTCGGTCTTGCGCCCCTCTTGCGGGCCATTGGCGGCCTGGTTAAGCCGGCTCAGGACGTGGTGAAATGCGTGGTTCATGGCTTCAGCCTCTTAATCCAAAGTCTGCCCAGCTTCAGTACCTTCTCGTGGCCATAGCGCTCGCTGAACAGCGGCGAATACGCCTTGGAAACCCAGCGAAAATGCAGACCGGCTCCTTTGCGGTTTCGATACCAGAAGTACAGGGCGCCGTTCCAGCGGCCGCGGCCGGTCATACTGTCCACCCTGCAATGACTGCCAGGGCAACAACGCCGGCAAGCATCCCGGTGATGGTGTACACCACGCGCTTGACGTGGCGGTGGGTGCGCTCGATGCCGCGCTTCATGCCGAGAGCGTAGGCCTCGACGGCGACCTCTTTCAGCACTGGGTCTATTTGCTCGCCAGGTACGAGCGCGATGGCAGTGCGCAGCGTGTTGTGCAGCGCCTGCAGGTCTTCGGTAAAGGTCATTGGTCGTTACCCCAGGATGATGAACGCGAACAGCGTAGCAGCTGCCACCCCAACAATGGCCAGCTTGCAGACGAGGCGCAGCATGGCCATGCGGCCGAGTACCTCGCCGTCATCGAAGCCGTTCTGGTAGGCCATATTCAGCTGTTCGTCTTGCTGGGTCAGGATGCGCGGCTTGGGCATTGCCTTCTGGGCGGCGAGCACATCGCGGGCCTGCTCGTACTGCTGGCGGTTGCGCAGTACCTGGGCCTGAATCTGCTCATCGCTCAGCATGTCATCCCCTGGCTGCTGCGCCACGCACTGCGCTTCAAACGCGGCCAGGCGCTGGGCGGCTTGCATGTCTTGATTTGCACCGTGCGTGTACAGCCGGGCCAGGTAGTTTTTTCCGAGGTGAATGCCGCCACTGCCATGCACAACGTAAACCCGCTGGGCATCAGGCGAGAGGGCGCGGCCCATGTCTAGGCCAAGCCAGGTACCCTCATTCACTTGCACAGCCTCGAGGTATTCATCGGTCAACGTGTAATCGGTCTTCATGGTGTAACTCCCAGGTAATAAAAAAGGGCCTCGCTGGTCTAGCGGGCCCTTGCAGTGTAGTGGCGCGATGTAGTGGCGTCAATCCGTCTTAACGCCCAACATCAGCCGGTGGTGGAGAAAGCCCGCGCCACCCATCAGCGCGAAGTAGTCATTGTCAGAGTGCCAGTTGGTAAAGGTCGACCGACCGCTATCCGTCCACGTCAGGGCCAGCGAGCGCACGTTGCCCTGTTCGGCCTCGGCCAGCATGCCGCGCAGGATCACCAGCACTTCCGGCACGGGCTCACCTGGCAGCGGTGCGCCACCGATTGAAACCACCTTTTCCGTCATGCTCACTCCGTTGGGCTGATGGCGCCGCACTTGATGCACTCGCCGAGGTGGTAGTTATGTGGCGACTGAGGCGCGCAAGGGGCAACGGTGTCGTTGCCTGTAATCGTATTGAGCTGATCGCCACCCTCTACCGGTTTGAGCGCAGCACGTGCAACAGAGCCATCTTCAATAAAGTCCGGCTCATCACCATTCCACAGGATATTTAACGGCTCGCCGCTCACCGTGTCCCAGTTGCCGCTTTCAAAATGGTAATGCTCGCGGTCGGCGTAGAACTTAAGAGCCTGCTCAAGTTCACGGATGCGCGCCATCTGCCGACCATCACGGCGCTTGAATCGGTCAATCTCCCGGTCAACCTGAATTGGCAGGTCCAACAGCTTGGCGTCATACGGCTTGCCCTCTAGCGCACCATTGGCCCGCGCCTCGATCCAGCGTATCCGCCGTGACTGCTGGCGCGACTGGTGGCAGGTCTTGGCGATGTGGTCGAGAGCATCGCGCAACAGCTCGATTTGATGGCCAAGCGAAAGCTGGTCGAGGGAATCAACCACCGGCAGGTCAGCAAAGCGGATGGGGCGAGGCTTTTCCATGTCCTCGATGAACGCCATCAATCCATCCATCGCCATCGACTCGCCCAGCGCTTTGCGCACTCGTTCCCGCGCTGCGCGCATGTCTTCCGCCTGGTCGGTGCGGTTCTGGTACCCATGGCAGCTGAAGCCAAGGGCAAAGGCCAGGTCGTTGCGCGAAACGCCATTCAAAAACACGTTATTTTCCATGATGTTGAACACTCTTTTGATTCACCAAAAAAATAATCCGCTCGCCCTGTAAGTGTTTGATCCTACAGTTGTTTGTGAAGTTATCCACAATCAACGCTGGCGAGCGGCGCGATGCAACAATTGGGGCGATTTGCGTTACAAAAAACCCAAAACGCTTTACATCTGGTGCAGTTTTGCGTGCATTCCGCGTCAGAAATGCACAAAAACAGCGATTTTATGCATCACTTGCTTCGGTGACGGCGTAATGCCGCAACTCGCCATGCATTGCGTCGTAGATGATGCCGTTGTCGAGGATGCCCAGCAGCCGGCCCAGTGTCTCGCGCTCGCCTGTGGTGCCTGCCAAGTATTCAGTCAGCTGGGCCTGGGCATCGCGCAAGGTCTGATACAAAACGCCTACATCGTCGTTGTGGGCGCGCACATGGTCGCCAGCAATGCCGGCCGCTTCGCGTAGTTCGCCATTCAACTCGAGCAGCCGTTGGACTGCCTCTTTCTGGCGCTCCACTTCCTCGCTCAGCTTGTCGCTGTAATTCTCGGCGCTGCGCACGTCGCCATAGACTTCCTCGAGGCGCTTATCCACGGCCAGTTTTTCCTGGCTCATGCGGATAATGGCTTGGTCCTGCACGCCCAGCTGGGAGTCGAGCCGTTCGATGTGGCTGCGCAGCCGATCGATGATGTCCTGTGCCGCGGGCTGGTCGCCGGCAAGTTGCTTCGCCTGCTCGAGCTGGCCGCGTACCTGCCACAGCTCATCAGAAAGACCACGACTTTCCACCAGCGCATTGCGGGTCAGCGTGCGCTGGTTATCGTAGGCATCGCTCAGCATGCCGCGGTACTCGATCAGTTCGTCGTTATGGCTTTTCAGGCCCTTGGCGTGGTGCCGGGATGCCTCGAGTTCGTCCATAAGATCGCGGCGCGTCTGCTCCGACTGCCGAACATAGCCGTCGATGGCGATACGCACTTGCGCGGCTACGCCTTTCGGCTTGGCGTTGCGCTCGAGCATGCGCAAATTCTCGAACATGTAAATCCGTGCCTGCTCCAGCGGGGTGGCCTGGGCTTTCTGCAGGGCTTGCGTGTTGATGGCGTCAGTCATGTTGTTTCTCCAGTTGCGGTCGGTGGTGTGGTTTTTCTGTGGATTAAAACGGGATGTCAGTTTCGTCGTACACGAGCCATTCGGCGTATGCCTGCTCGATGGTGTGGCCAAAACCCCAGGCCTCTACCCCATCAGAGCGAACACCTTTGCACATGAATCTGAAATATTTTTCATCGCCGCGGATTCGGACAATTCTCGGTTTCATGGTTTTACCTTTTGCTTTGGAACCCTCGAGCCTTGGCCCTTGAGGATCATTTCAATTTCCCATGCGTGCCAGGCATCGCGCATGTTGTTGCCGCTTCCTGTGCAGCGGTTGCCGTGGCACACGAACAGGCCGGTAAGTCGTGACAGTCGAATCCGTGGTCGTTTCATCGCTTGATCCCCATCTTTTCAAGAAGGCCCCTGCGAAGCTCGTCAGGCGTTTTTAGGTGTAAACCCTGATCCTTGGCGATCTTATCCGCCAGAAGCTCGCCTACCCGCTGCGCGGCTCCAGCCTGGCCCAGTTCCGCATCGAGGCCGATCAGCCTTTGACCATCAACCAACGGCTCGCCGCGCTGAAGCCTGGCCACAAGGTCGGCATAGCGCTTGTTGAACCTGTTCTGCACGGTCTCGGCCTTCGGCGTGCCAGTGCGGATGCTGTACCAGTCGGTCAAGCGCCCAGCCTCGCGCACAATCGGGTGGCTGTAGCGAAATTCCGTTGGCGCCGTGCTGGCTTCGACAGCCTCCCGCCAGGCGTCGGCAACGTTCGGGACGTCCCTGGTATCGCCACCAGACAGGCACATCGCACGGAATTCAGGCGCGGACGGCGGCCATGGATCGCCGCTTTGCGTACAGACCCTGATACCTTCTGCCAGCTGGTACTTGTCGATACCTGCCAGGGCCTTTCCCCAGTTACCCGACTCGTCGCCCAGGCCATGTACGCTAGTCCACTTGTGTCCGTATAACTCTGTCATCAACTGCCACAAGCGAGCCATCAAGCTCGTCGATGCTGGCAAAGTCTTGCTCCCATCGTCCTGGGTCCATTCCGGCTGGGCATAGTTCGGCATCGACCGCAGCTTGGCGTCCCGAACTTGCATGTCGCTCGGCTTCGAGTTGCTCCCCACGGATACGGACTTGATCAACGAGGCTTGGGCGGCGCGTGCCTGCTGTTCCGGCGAAAGGTCCGGTGGTGTTTGGTCCTGCATTTGGCGTTACCTCGTCTTTCCATCGCTCTTGATTCAGCCAGGTTATGGCGTGCGGGATGTACTGGGGTTCTGTCAGGTTGAAAACGTGTTTGATGTGCTGGCCCAGGCCGGCAATGATCGCGTCGAACTCATCGGGTGTCTTGCACTTGGTCTCAAACTTTTTCAGCGCGGCCGCTTTGCCGACTTTCCGGGGGTACAGCTTCCAGAAAGTGTTGAACATGTCCTCAATGTTTTTTCGCGTGATTTGAGGGATAGCTTTTGATGGACTCCTATCCGTATCCGATTCCTCTCCGATTCCTCTCCGACTCTTACTAGATGATTCGTCGAATTTTTTTTGTGAAGTGCCTGATTTTATTGGTGTTCCCATTTCTTTTGATGGGAATTTGATGGTGTGTTTATCGATTCGTTGATGCGACCACCCTGAAACCTGCAGGTACTCTTTCCCATCAACTTGATACAGATCGATCAGACCGATATCCGACAACTCGTCGAGCATTCGACGAATGCTATCGGAATCGATACTATCACCCGGGAAAATCAAGGCCTTCAGCGTGATCGGCTTCAGCGGATGAACGCCGCCGTCATCGCAAAACGTCCACAACCCGATAAAAAATAGCCTGGAATGAAACGAACACGACATCACCTGTTCGGAACTCCAGAATTCTGGCTTGATTGAGCGGATTCTAGCCACGCCGGTATCCTCCAGATTCATCTTGCATCACCTCTTTCATGGGGGTTAATCCTCGCCAAGCGCCACGAACTCGCTGACCTTCAGGCCGAACGCGCTTGCAAGCTTGACCAATGTGGCGCCAGTGCAAGACGTCTGCCCCACAAGCTGGCTCATGCTGCCCTGGCTCATCCCTACCTTGTCTGCCAGGTCTTTCTGTTTCATTCCGCGCTGGGCCAGGGCCACCATCACGCTTTTTTTCAGGTTCATTGGGTAGCGGTCTCCGATGGAATTCGATGGGTGGGAATCTATATGGTACCGATGTGTAGTGCAAGCATTCATATTTTAGTTAGGTATTTGATTGATTGCGGTGTTGACGTAGTGGCGATAACGCCTCATAGTTTGCCCACCAACACCGACCACCTGGGAGAACACCAATGCCAGTTATCACTGCAAAGCTCGTCGCCGTATTCATCGTATGCGGATCAGGCGCCACGCCATCTGCCCCGACCGACTTCCAGCGCGTTTGCATCGCCAACGTGTTTCCGGCTGTGGCTGCAAGCCGCGACGACTGCATCGACGCCATTCAGGCCGAGGCAACCCAAGGCGAGTTGAACTTGCTCAAGGGCGGCTTCTTGCGCACCACCAACCAAGTGCAATGCTTTGAGCCTGGCGATGGAGGGTACTCAGACCGGGAGCTGACGCGCTACATGGCCGACGACATGGGCGCCGTGCGCTCGAAGGTCAACCACTACACCTACGATGGCGAGGGCTTCAAGGTTGTCGAGCCCAAGCCCCGTATCCCTGGCCAGCGCATGTAACCCATCACCGGAGCCACTGCCATGAAAAAGAAACCGCAAGCCGTTCGTATCCCGATCCGCCAGGCCATCAAGCCAGGCGACAACAGCCAGGACAAGGTGCGCCCGGTCGAGGTGATGGCAACAACTGCCGTTGTTCTGCTGGCCCTCTACTGCGCCGCTAAGCGCGGCTGGATTGATCAGTTGATTGTGTGGTGGGCCCAATGAACAACATCGACGGGCGCCTAACGGTGCTCAAGTGCTGGAGCTGCCACGCGCCCTTCACACTTGGCCAGTACCGGGACAATGACGGCCTTTGCCCAGGCTGCAATGCAGAACAGGACGATGGCCAGGACGATGATGACGGCCCCGCCGATGGATATCGTGGAGACAACTGGTAATGACCCCCATAAACCGCGTCTACGTTGGCGGGCCGCCGCTTGATCCGCCAGATGAACCCGTGCAGCACCAGTGCAGCAACTGCAAGTGCTACACCGATGCGCCAGTCTGGCGCGCACGACACGGGCAGTGCCCGAAGTGCAGCGCCTGGAACACCGCCCTACCAAGTGAGGACTGATCATGAAAAAGCCAAACCCTTCCGCGTTCTTGCACGTCATGCATATGGACCTGGGCCAGAAACACCGTGTACCAACCCTTACCGACGCCAATCCATTTGGTCGCCGCGGTCATGACTACGACCCCTCCTATTCGGTCACTTGCGATCCGCTGTTCACGGCTGGTCAACTGATTGAGCTGGTGCAGGCGCTCGAGCCAGTTGCGACGCCTTTCAACGAGCTGCCCTATGGCACAAAGTTCATTCATGAGCCTGGCGCGCCGGATGTATGGGTTCGCACCGGCAACAACCTCATTGCTGAATGGGGCACCAGCGCACGCACGCAAAGCCTGTGCTGTTTTTCCCACGAGGAAGACGGGTTAAGCGAATGCGTGTGGGTGGTCGACGGCTCCCAGGATGCGAAGGCAAAGACGCCTGGCGCCGAAGCGTTGGCCAGCTCAGTAGGTACCGTGATTGGGCACCAGTGCGTGAACAAGGTCCACCACTATCCCACCGTTGCCTGGCGCGCCGAGGATTTGCCGGTGGGCACCGAGTTATTTATCCGGCCGCAACAGTCCGCCGAAGTCGAGACGCTCGCCGAGCTGGCACTCGCCCGCCGCTATCTGGAACAGGCCCTTGCCGCGCTTAACCCGCGTGCGCAGCTGGCCACCAACATCCGCAAACTGCTGGAGCGCTGATTATGGAATTTCTGAAGGGTGAAACAGACCCGGTGGGCGATTGCGGAAACTTCGGGGCTGGCATCGATGTACATGGCGCGGATCAGTTCCCCTCCGACTCGAGAAAGCGCACTTGGTATAGCCGTGTCGAGTGCTACGGCTCTACTGCCGAACAAGCCGAGGAATTGCGCGACAAGGTGCTCGCCCTGCTGCTGACTACCGAGCATGACGGCGAACTGCATAAGGCCGTGTTCCTGGCGCTGGAATCCTACGGCGGTGCTGATACTTTTCGTGACGGTGTGCTGGCCCTGGTACAACTTGCCCGCGAACGCTACACCGAAATGATGGCCGCCAAAGACCTGCTACGCGACGTTGAGCGCCGAATTCTCAAGCATCAGGCCACGGTGCCAATGTCCCGCCGTGAAACAGCGATAGTTTCCAAAATTCGCGCCGACATCAAGCGGCACCTGGGGGTGATCAAGTGAATGTGCTCAAGAAAATAACCAACTGCCGGGAATGCGGGAGCGATGCGCTAACCTGGCAAGCCGTAAGCAATAACAAAACCGGTATTGCCGAAGGCCGGCTGCGCACTCAGGACGTAAGTTGTACTTTTGTCCTGGGCTGTGACGATTGTTCGGAAACCCTGGCGACAGCAAGCGCCGATCATATCGCCTCGATTCTCCCGGCCGGACAATCGGCCTATCAATTCCAGACTGGGGCGTATGAGGTGGAGTTAGGCCGGGAAAAATGGGCCAAGGTTCACGCGGTGTTTGACCGATACAAGCTCAACGAGGATATGGGCGATGGCGACATAAACGGACTGGTCAGCGAAATTCTGATTGAGCTGGAGCTTGCCAGGGGGGATCAGTTGTGAGCCGGCACGCGAAAGATTACGGCGAGCGACAGGCCGCCGCGATGGAAACCGCCCGCTGGATGCTGCCAACCTTGCACCGGGCCATTGACTTTGGTCAGCAGGTAGTCGAAGTTCCTGTTGCCGATCTGAAAGAAATTCTCGCCTATCTGGAAGCGACCGCCCAGCGCGAGAAAGTGGAATTCGCCGGCAAACACCTGGGATATGGCAATGCCGAATTGATGCGCGAACTCATGACCAGAGTGCGCCCGTCTTGCCCAGTGCTTTGGAAGAAATCAAAGCGCTACACCATCGAAATTTTCTATCGAGAAATCCCGCCAAGCCCCGCACAGATTGCCAGGCGTGCGGCGCGGGAGCAGGCAGACCAGCAAGGGGAACAATCGTGAAAAACGTAGGCAGCATCAACCGTCAATCGTACCTGGGCAGCTCTGACGTGGCTGGAATCCTGGGGATCAGCCCATGGTTAACACCACTGGCAGTTTACGACGCCAAGGTTTTTGGCAAAAAGGAAGTAATCAGTGAGGCCAAGAAAAAGATCCTCGAGCGCGGCAAGCGCCTGGAGCCGTATGTGCTCGACATGCTTACCCTCGAGCACGGCGTCGAGCTGATCCACCGGAACAATCGCTACCTTGATCGCCAGCACAAGTTCCTGGCCGCCGAAATTGACGCGGAAACCAGCGACGGCCGAAACGTGGAAGCCAAGACAACCGGCGATTTTTATGAAAAATCCATGTGGGGAGACGAGGGTACCGATGATGTGCCGATCTACTACGCCGCCCAGTGCATGCATGGGATGATGTGCAATGGCGCACCGAGCACGCTTTTGCCGGTGATGCTGGGCATTGATGACTTCCGGGTGTTTGAGATTCACCGCGACGAGAGCACCATTGCCGCCATCCGGGAAACCGAGCTTGAATTCTGGGACCGGGTGCAGCGTCGTGACCCGCCGCCGCCTACAGATGCCGCTGACGTGCTGCGCATGTTCCCAGTGGATAGCGGCCGTAATGCCCAGGCAACGCCGGAACTTCTCGAGCGCGTGAATGAGTGGAAGGCCAAGAAAAAGGAGGCCAAATTCCTGAAAGGCGAACTCGAGGACATCGAGCAGGAAATAAAACTTTTCATGTTAGACGCCACTACGTTATCCTACGGATCGAGGGCGCTATTGACCTGGAAAGAGCAGAAGACCAAGCGATTTAATATCGATCTGTTCCGCGCCAACCATCCCAAAATCGCGGCTACCTACACTCGCACCGATAGCAGCCGAGTTCTTCGACCCAAAAAATAGAGGTTCACCATGTCCGGCCAGCAGCTGAAACAACACGTCACCGGGGAGCGCCAGCTTTCGCCCGTGGCCAACCTTTCCAACTTCATGGACAAGATCAAGGGCCAGATGGCTCTGGCGCTGCCAAAGCATTTGACTGCGGATCGCATGACGCGCCTGGCGCTGACAGCCTTCAGCACTTCGCCAGCGCTTCAGAAATGTTCCCACCAGAGCATTGCGGCATCGATCATGACGGCGGCGCAGCTGGGCCTCGAGCCTGGCATCAATGGCCAGTGCTACCTGATCCCGTACAAGGACACTTGCACGCTTGTTCCTGGCTGGCGCGGGCTGGTCGACCTCGTTGCGCGCAGCGGCCGCGCTACCGTGTTCACTGGTGTCATTTTCAAGGATCAGGAATACACGTTTACCGATGGCGCAAAGCGCGACTTGGTGATCCACAATGAGACCGACCTTGAAGACCCGGCCGACATTACGCACGCCTACGCCATCGGCTGGGTGCAGGGTTCCGAAATGCCGATTATCGAGCTGTGGCGGATGTCGAAAATCGAGAAACATTTCAAGAAGTGGAACAAGGTCGGTAGCCGTCACTACGCCCATGCGAACTGGGAAATGTACGCCCGGAAAATCCCGCTCTTGCAGGTCATCAAATACCTGCCAATGTCCATCGAGCTGGCCAATGCGGTCGACGTCTCGCACGCCGCCGAGGAAGGCAGGAATGTGATCATCGACGGTGGTGTCGTCGTCGAGCAGCACCAGCAGTTGCAGCAGGAAGAGGCCGAGGCGGTCGAGAGCCAGGAATCTATCGCGGCGCGTAAAGAGCGCGAAGCAAGGGCCGACGATGGCCTCAAGGAAGGCGAGACCGCCGACAAAACAACCGGCGAGATTCGAGAAAAGAAAACCCGCAACGTGGGCGGCATGGAATAACGCCGCTCCACCCTAAACCGATGCACCAAGCCAAACCACAGACCACAAGGGAAACACCATGACTCCAGCACAACGCGCCATTCTTGCAAAAGCCAAAAAAGACGGCATGAAACCTTCTGAAGTTGCCGCCGAATTTGGCGTCCATGATCTTGTTGAGGCACAGCTTGCCATCCTTCGCGGAATCAGCGTGGCCTATAAAGACCTGGGCGAAAAAGGCCAGGACGCAGCCATTCACGAGCTGACTGAAAAAACCCGCGTGGCGGTCATCGACATGCTGCGCCTGTTCATGGCCAACGGCGTGAAGGCTATCCCGTTCACGCTGAAATCGCTCAACATCGACGGCAAGCTGAAGGTTACAGGCTTCGTTGCCGGCGATTGCCCAGAGCGTCACGCGCTCACCGACAAGGCGCACGACAAGTCGGAAATCCTGCTGATCCTTTCGCCGCGTGATTATTTCGAGGGCCTCGAGACCATCCAGGGCGAGAAAGATCAGAAGTCTTTGGCCATCGATCCGGTGGAGCCTGAAACGCCGCCAGAGACCACAAAAGGCAAAACCGCTACCAAGGCCAAGGAACCCGCACCAAAGGGCAGGGCGGCCCAGCGCACGAGCGACCCGAAGCCAACATCGGCCGCCGCACTGGCTGCCAAAGCGATCCAGCTGACTCCGAAGTCTGTTGAGGATGCCAAGGCGTTTATCTTGAACCAACAAAACACCAGCCTGGCCGGGCTTCAAAACCATCTGAAAATCGGCATCGACAAAGCTCAGGCGCATCTGGATCGCCAGGTTGCAGATGGCGTAATCGTGCTCGATGAAAATTCGGAAACCGGCTACAGAATTGTGCGCGAGCCCGCTGGCGTGATGGTTGACGAAACCGCGGAAAAAGGCGCACCGGTTGACACGTCCAATTTGTCATTCGATGGCGAGCCAGGCGAAGGGGGGCAGACGGACCTGTCCGGTGAAAAGTTCGGCGGAGACGATGAGCCGGTCGCGCTGACTGACGAGCTGTACGAGCAGATCAAGGCGCACGTACTGAAGAAAGGCAAGGTTTCGTCCGGGACCATCATGGTCACTTTCTCGCTGGGTGATGACACTGTGACCCAGGCCCTTGAGCGCCTCGAGCTTGATGGCGTCATCACTGAAGAAAACGATATGGGTATTCGCTCCATCATCAAGGCCGAGTAGTTCCGTTTAAAAAGTGAAAACCCCGGCTTAACTCGCTGGGGTTTTTTTATGTTTACGCCACTGCATTTATCATTTAGGATGCAGTGGCATTAATGAGTGAGACAAAATACCATGGCCAGACCAAAAAGCACTGACGAACAACGCACCAACCGAAACATCCGCATGAATGATTTTGAGTGGTCTGTTTTCCGGGATCACATGGGCGCCGAGTGGCTACGCGCTCAAATTGCAAAAGTGGCCAAGGCGAAAAAGATTCAACCGACCGAAACAGGGGAATGACATGCAACTGACAAAACTGGAAATTTCCAACGTGCTGGGCATCGCCCGCGCAGACATCGACCTCCGCAAAGCTGTGACCATGATCATCGGCAATAACGAGGCCGGGAAGTCGTCTATCTCTGACGCCATCAGCATGGCGTTTGTGGGCGAGCCGCGCCGCGTGAAGCTGAAAAAAGAACTGGGCCAGCTGCTGCACGGCGATGCAAAGAAAGGCCGCGTTACCCTGATGAATGACGACACGGCCATCGCTGAATACAAGTTGCCGAGCGGCGATCACCTGGCCGATACGTTCCAGGGCTCCGAATTTGTTCCGTACATCATCGACGCCGGCCGCTTTGCCCGCGAATCGGTGGACGAGCGCCGCCGCATGCTGTTCCGACTGACTGGCTGCAAGGTGAACGCTGATGCTACAGCGGCGCGCTTGCTCGAGCTGGGCGCGTTGCCGGTGCTGGTCGATCAAATCAAGGGCAACCTCAAGGCCGGCTTCCCGTCTGCATCCAAGGAAGCGGCCGAATATGCCACCTTGGCCAAGGGTGCTTTCCGCGCACTTACTGGCCAGAACTGGGGCGCGAAACAGTCGGCCGAGTGGGAGTTAGAAATTCCTGAAGGCATGAGCGCCGACGAGGTGACGCCGCTGGCCATCGATAAGGTGATTGCCAAACACGCGAAGGTTTCAAAGAACGTCGAGCGCGGTGTCGAGTACATGGCGACGATGAATCAGAAAATCGCCTATGCGAACGACTACTACACGCGCCGCGATGACCTCGAGGCAGTGGCCAGCGAATTGCCCGACGCCAGCGAGCGCTTAGAGGCCGCCCGGGTTCGGCTGAAGGCATCCCAGGAAAACTTCGACCTGCTGCGCGACAAACTGCAGGAGGCCCAGGCCGGAGTGGTGCCGGTCAAGTGCCCATGCTGTGAAGCTGAATTGACCATCAAGGGCCAGACACTCGAGAAATTTGCCGGCCTGAAGGCTGACACAAAAGCCACCAGCGACCTGGCGCTGAAGGTCACGAATGCTCGAGGCTCTATCGCTTCCATCAATACTGAAATTGAAGGCCTGGTCGCTGCCGTTACGCTTGCGCAAAATGCCGCCACTGAATTGGCCACGCTGAACGCCAACCCGCCAGAGGAAGTTGACCTGGCTCAAGCAAAAACCTACGCCGATGGGCTCCAGGCCCAGCGACTCGAGGCCGAGGAATTGCGCGCCCAGGTTAACGCTATGAAAGATCGCCAGAACCTGCTGGGCAGCGCCGAGGCCACCAACAAGAATGCCCGCAAGTATCATGAAGAGGTAATCAGCTGGCTGCTGATCGCCAACGCACTTTCGCCCGAAGGCATCCCGGCCGAGATTCTGGCCACCGCGCTCAAACCGGTAAATGACTCGCTGACACAACTCAGCAAGCTGGGCGGCTGGAAAAGAGTCTCGATCAGTAACGACATGGACATCACCGCCGATGGCCGCCTGTATGGCTTGCTCAGTGAGTCAGCACAGTGGCGCGCCGACACGCTTATCGCCCTGGCCATCGCCCAAATCAGCGGCCTCAAGTTCGTGTTGCTGGATCGCTTCGATGTGCTCGATATGAAAGGCCGCGGGCAGCTGGTCACGCTGCTGCTCGAGCTGCACGATTTGGACGCGATCAATAACGCGATCATCTGCGGAACGCTGAAAGGCCTTGCGGCTGATATGGACGATGATGTGCAGCAAATTTGGATTGAGAACGGCATCGCGGAAAGCGCGTAACAGACAATGACCATGGGCGCCGAGCTGGCGCCCAGCACTGGGAATACAACCATGAAAGACCGCCAACTGTTGATCGACCATGCGGCAAAACAACTGCAGGAACTTCTGGAACTTGCAGACCCGGAGACCTCCCATGAGGTTTTAGATGTCATCGCCCTATACATCATTGGGGGCGCCAAGTACCTGGCCGGGACTGCCAGCCGCGAGCAGGCCATCCGTGCGCTAGGTGACATGGCAAGGTTTATACAGACTGCACGCGACCTGCCTAAAGTGAACATCGTCCCCAAAGAAACGCGGCACTGATCCCGGAGAATAGACATGACTTTTCAGATACTCGAGCCTGCTGCGCTGGTGGGCGTGTACGACACGGAAACCACTGGCTTTCCTCTTTTCAAACAGCCAAGTAACCACGTTGGCCAGCCCCACCTTGTTGACCTGTGCATACGGCTGTACAGCGCCGAGGGCGAGTTTGTCGACGAAATGGAAGCAATGGTAAGGCCATACGATTGGACCATCCCAAAATCAGCCTCAGACGTTCACGGCATCACCACGGAAATGGCCATAATTAATGGCATCGACGAGCGCGAAGCCGTGTCGAAGTTCGGGCACATGCACAAGCGCGCCTCGCTGCGCGTGGCCCATAACTGCGCGTTCGATGACAGGATTATGCGGATCGCCATCAAGCGCTATTTCGGCGATGCCGCGGCCGATCGACTCAAGCTGACGCCGACCTACTGCACGGCCACGAACTCGAAGCCAATCATCAAGCTTCCTCCCACTGAAAAGATGCTGAAAACCAGCTTTAAGAATTCGTTCAAAACCCCGAACTTGGCCGAGGCTTTCAAGTTTTTCACCGGTCGAGATTTTGAAGGGGCGCACCGGGCAAAAGCGGATACGGTTGGCTGCGCCGAGGTGTATTTCGCAATGCAAAAGCACTTCGCCGGGGGTGGCAAATGAAACGCGCAAATCCTGCCAAACTGCGCACCGCTCTAGATGTGGCCAATGGGCTGGCCAAGGCCGGCGTCATGTTCGTGGCCATGCCGGTGCTGGATGATGAGGATCACGGCGAGCTGCTGCTGATGAGCGCCAAACGCATGGCTGCAATTGTGATCGAAACCGAAACCGAGGAATCCGAAAATGAGCATGATTGAAGAACGCGCCGGCCGTCAGTGGGCCGCTGAAACCTGCGAGATTGCATCCCGCGACCTGTTCAAGTTGAGCGACGGCATCACCCGGCTACTGGCGAAGCTCGAGGCCGGAAAGCAGGGCAAGCCCGATGCATTCGTGCGCGGCATCCAGAAGGTAATTGACTCGGTGAAGTGCGCAGAAAAGCAGCTCAGCAGACACCAGAAAAAGATTGTCCAGCCGCAAGGCCTGCAGGTCGATCAGGCGTTTGTGGACGAGCATCGAGAGACGTAGGAAAAAGAGAAAGGGCGCCGATGTGGCGCCCTTCTTGTTACTGGCCTGGGCAATGCATATCGAACAGGTCGTTATGCGCTGCAATCTGCTCTTTCAGTGCCCTGGCCATCAACGCACGGTCGGCCTTGTTAGTACTGATCGGCTTAACCCAGCTGCACGCGGTATCAATCGGGGCGGCTGTGCTTTGACAGCCGGCTATCAAGATCAGCGTCAGTAGCGGTAGAGACTTTTTGGTCAACATTGGATCGATCCTTGACGGCCTGTACGGTCGCCTTTGCTTGGGTTACTTGTTGCTGCTGGGTGGCCTGCTCAGCGCCTTCCTTGCGCCCGGCAGACTTGCCTATCTTGTTGCCGCCGAGGAAGCCCAGTAGGACGCCGATAGCGGCGCCGATCAGCGCGATGATGGATGCCAGGCTCATTTGAAATTCCCAAAGCGCATAGCGTATACGAGGCGCACGGCGCGGCTCTTGGTCTGGTCGTACCATGCCGACTCTTTCATTTCATCGGCCGCACGGGAAAAATCCTGAATGGCCAGGGCTGCCAGGAACTTTTTAAACCCCGACAGCCGCGACTTGCCCAGGTTGAAAGACATGTTTACCAGCACTTCCTGGCGCACATCGTTGAGCTGGTCGAAATTGGGCACCAGCGCCCGGGCATCGGCCTCGGCCATCCGAACATCGTTGGCGTACATGAGGTCTATCTCATCATCGCTGAACCCGCGGTCGGTAAGATTCCGGCCGATACCGCCAGTCCACTTGGGTGGCGATGCAGAATCGAGATAGATTTTCTTACTGCGCAGCTCGTCGACTTCGAGCTGTTTTTTCAGGCGTGCGTAATTCATTGGCCGACTCCCGATTCGTCGAATTGTTTAACCTGGGCGGCGGCAAATGTCAGCACCGCCAGACAGATCATGGTGACGTTATAGGCGCTCGCCGGCATGTACTGCTGAATGCCCGGGACGAAAGCCTGCAAGCTGGATAGCAGGCCGGCCGATCCGAGCAGCCAGGTAGACCAACGCTTATGCCACTTCTTTGCCGCTGGAACGAGTTGGATAGCCATCACTCAGGTACCTTTGGTTTTGGGTATTTGTCTTTGACCGCCTGGAGCATCGCCGCCATTTCAGGCGGGAAAACGCCGGCATGAAACAGCGCGTCGAGCTGATCGCCAATCGGTGGGTACTCGGTGCGGCGCAGCTCCGCATAGGAGGACGCCAGCACGTACTTTCCGGTTGAGGTCTGCACGATGTCGAAAGGCCCCTCTACGGCGCCTTCTGGCAACGGGTTTTCTGTGCCGTCCTCGAGCGCATGTTGCCATGGGCCCACGTTGATAACTTCGCCATTCAAAATAACTGCAATCATTTCCCAACCCATCCTGTATTCCCAGTCCCCGATTGCTTGACGAACAGCGCGCCAGCGCCTGCCCCGTTGTTGTACAGATACAGCGATCCAGGGCCCGCTGTTACGTTGCCTTCCGGTGACGAGTTGCTACCCAGGCAGAATACAGGGCCAATGCTGCCTGGCCCCTCCTTGGCGATTGTGAACGCGGTACGCATCGCGCCGCCACCGTTGGCGAAGTTCCAGCGGGCCAGAGCGGTCGCCGCGACGGCGCCGTTCGTGTCGGCCATGATCATCGTGTCGATGTTGTTGTTCGTAAAGTTGTAGTTGCCGGAGCCGCCCTGCACCGCATCCCACTGGCAGCCAATATGCACGGCTTGCTGCCTGGCCAGCAAAGAGACGCTCGAGTGAAAGAATGCACCGCGGCATGAAACCATCGTCATCGATTGGCCAAGGCCGGTGCCGGTGATGAACCCGAACTTGGTCACGTTATCACCAGCCGCCCAGCAACCGGCGAACAGGGTATTGGCCGCGCTCGTCATCCTTACGCCGTTGGTGTAATCGTTGTTGCCAGAGAACGACGGCGAGACGTTGGCGAACGTGCAAGAAAGCACTTGCGCCAGGTCGAATAGCGCGGGACATGGGTTTGCCGAGTTGCCCCAGTTATCAGGCGCGAAGCCGGCGATGTTGCACAGCTGAATCCGCGTGCGGATGTACAGGGCGCTAATCTCACCGGCCTGTTTGTTGTTGTGGCAAACGATGTTGGAAATATCGGTGCTACTGAACAGGTTCGACTTGATGGCATAGGCAAAATAGCCCCCGGCGCCACCCTGGAAAAAGATATCTTTCAGGCTGGCCCGGTCGAAGAATGCCCCGTCCGGTGCAAAGTAGGCATCCGAATAACCATGGCCTGGCGATTCTTCCCAGCGACCGACCGACATGCCGAATACGCCAGGCTTCTGGGCATCAAACCGGATTCGTTCAAAGCGGTGTTTCTCGCCGCGCACCAGTACCAACGCGCCAACGCTGAAGCTGTTGAAAGACACATCGGTCATGTCCACTTCATGGAACAGGCCCAGGTCCATTGCCGTTGTGCCGCCGTAAATCCCCACGTCTGCCAGGCGGAAAAATACCTGCTGAACACCAAAGTCTGAAGACAGGAAAGCCGAGGTGGTGGGCTTCAAGATGGTGCCTTTCTGGAACCCAACACCCTGGCCCTGGGCGCCGTAAATTGCAGTACCGCCCTTGACGAATACCGGCGTGAATAGTGGATATTCGCCAATCGGCATGGTTACTGGAATGCCGCCGTCTACTGCAGCTTGTAAGGCTGGTGTCCAATCCCAGGTTGCAGGGTTGCTTGGCGTTGGCTTGGTGGTAACGAACTGGGCGAACTCCCAGATATTTACCGGCTGCGCCGACAGCATTTGGCCGACATTGGTGATAGCCGTCGCCAGGGCAGACCGGCGCCATCCTACCAATCCGGCACCCTTGGCTGGGTTGGTGGAGTTCAAAAGATCGGACAACGAAACGGCTGCACCGGCCGCCGACAAAAGCACGTTCGGCAGGTAGTAGACCATGCGCTTTTTCTTGTCGAGCACCTTCACGCTGTACGTTCCATCGATGTACAGAAAGGCCGGCGCGTTATTGCGAACGACATACCCGGCATTGGTGCGCAACGGTTGCGCGGCCGGTATGGTCAAGTCGCTGTTGTAATAGACGGTCGACGGGAAAGACTGTGGGTCTTTATCGGGCTGCCCAATCCAGATATACCCCCCATCGAGCGCATCACCTTTCTGATCGGTGAAAAAATCGAACGGGTTGATTTGCATCAGAACGCTCATTTGGATGACTTCCTATTTCTTGGTTTGGTTGGACGACTGAAACAGGCTCATCAGCCATTTTTCATGATCACGCATTTCTGGTGGGCTCCCGGCTTCCTTGAAGAATTGCCGCATACGCTTTGAGGCTGCCAGGCGTTTTACCGTTGCGGCCTTCGGGCCCTCACTGGTGGCCGAGGCCCTGGCCATGGCGATGAACTCAGGCGACGACAGAAGCTTATCAGCCGCCTGCATCACTGGGGTTTTCGTCTTCAGCGCGTTCATCAGGCCAGCAGCCAGGCCAGCACCGGGAAGCCCGACTGCAGATGATGCGCCCTCGAGCGCCGCGGTGCCTGCCACCTTCTTGACGACATCGTAAACCCGTTCCATGGCCGTATCAGCGCCCTCGAGTTCCTTGGTGATGGCATTCAGTCGGCCGGTGACAATCCGCTCTTTGCTCGAAAGGGAAATCCCATTCGATACCTTGTACAGATCGTGGAGCGACTGGCGGGCGCTGGGCGGCAGGTTGGACATCACAGCGGTATAGGCCTGTTTATTTTTCTGCAGACCCTCAAACCAGCGGGCGTATGCGTGAAAGCTCATGTCGCCAGACTTTGCTGATTTTCCAAACGCATAGTTCAAGGCCGAGGCCACAACCTCTTGACGCTGATCCTTGGGCACCGCGTTAAGAACCTTCAGGAATTTTGCAGTGTCACCAGCTGCTAGGGCCTTGGTACCGCCCGCCAGGTTGCCCACCAGAGAATTGCCGAGGTTTTTCCCGAACAGGGCCACGGTGTCATTCTCGAGCGCCTTGCGCGTGCGTACAGCAGCCTTTGCGGCGCTCGATATTTCGGCCATGCCGTACAGTCCTGCCGCCGCGTCCTGATCCTCGGTGATCAGGCTGTACAGCTTTTTCGCCAGACCGGTATCCGCGTCACTGAATGGGCCGCGAGCGCGTGCGGCGTTGCCGATCGTTTGGCGCACATCGTCCACCAGCGCATACCGCGGCTCAAGCGTGGTATCTACCTTGCGGGTGCTGGCCGAGGTTACGCCGGCACGGGCTGGAATTTTCTCGGTGGTGGTGACAGTTTTCGGGCTCAGCTTTTTGACGATGGACTTTTCAAGCGTGCTCAAGTTTTCCACGCCGCCCATGGCATTGGCGCGACCCTGGATGAACTCCAGCACCTTGGGCGCGGCTGCACGGGTTTCGGTTGGGATGGCTTCACGGATTTGGCGGTACAGCTGGTTTGCCTGTTCCTCGAGCTGATCCTTTGTGGCCACCATGCTGTTCTTGATGTTCTGGGAAAGCGTGCTCAGGTCGTGCGTGCCGCCTAGTTCCTCGACTAGATCATCAGCGCGTTTAGCCACTACCTTGAGGCCCTCGAGTTCCTGGGCTCGAGCAGCCGAGCCCGGTACCGACTTGATGGCCTGGGAAAGCTCCCGGAACTCTTGATTGGTCGTGACGTGATCGGCTTGCAGATTGTCGGCAATGCCCAGGCGTTCGGCTGATTTGACCGTGGCCATGTCGGGCGCCGCCTGTTCGGCCAAAATCTTTTGAGCGCGAGTTGCTGCTCTACCGGTACCGGCCGCCTCTTTGGTCAGGGCTGCCAGTTCGGATTGGCCGAGCTGTGGGGCCGCTGTAGCCGCGCTCTCGGCTGCGCTAGGGGTTGGAGTGGGTGCCGGTGCGCTTTCTGCCACAGCCTCAACGGGCGCAGCCTGGACAGCAGCCTCAACTGGTGCGGCCTGTGCTGCTGCCTGGGCTGGAGCGCCTGGCGGCGAAAGTTCATCCTTTGGCACGTAAGTCGACTTTCCCTGATAGAGAATGCGCTGATATTCCCGGCCATTTACCGGCGACGTGAATGTCTCATCGATCAGGTCAACAGGATGCACTTCACCATCCGAGCGCCATGTCCATACGGGCGCGGCTTCTTTTGCCCCAGGCGCTGCGCTGGCGGCGCTCACATCAGCTTGCGCGGCGCGGGCCTGTACTGGGTTCGCCGGGGGCACCACTTCGGGAACAGCTACTGGCTCGCCAGCTGCTCGAGCAGGGGCCGCTGCTGGGGGTGGTGCCGCCTTGGCCACGTCATCAGCTGCGCCGGCTACCTTTCCAGCGCCAAGCCTCGAGGCTACCGCACCGCCGACACGAGAAACGGCCGGGACAAGGCCGCCAACCGCGCCAGCAATTCCGACTTCCTCGGGGTTGAACTCGCCACCGGTAAGCGCCTGGCTGCCCTCGATAGCCGCCTGCACGCCGGCCGCGCCCATGGCCTGGCCAACGATGCTTGGGATTGCCGCGATTCGACTGAAGGCAGCCACAGAGCCAACGGCACGCGGGATGTCGGAAACCTTGAAGCCTGGCTTGATCGCGTAGTCTTTTCCGTTCTCGGCCGACTTGATGATGTAGTTGCCCTTCGCGTCCTGGCGCACCTCGACCTCTGGGAAGTTCGATTTGATGACCTTGGCCGCCTCGGCCGGACTGGCAAAGGTGGTGCCCACGGCGGTTTTCCAGCCTTTCCAGCCATAGTTGTTGAGCGATTCGGGAAGTTGTGTCCAGTCCTCGGCCGCCTCGGTTTCTGGCGTCTTGCGAAGCTCGCCGGTAAAGAAGTCTTGCACCTTGGCGCCGGTCGACGGCTCATCGCGGATAGTGGTGGCCAGGTCAAGAAGCGGATCATTCTCTACCGCATCGGCCGTCGTCTTGGGGCTTTCAGCAGTGGTCGCATTATCCGCTTCCTGGGTGGCAGCCTTTGGCGGGGCCGGCGCGTTTTTGATGTCGTTGGCCATCTGCTCGAGGAATGAATCCTGGGTGACTCCCAGCACCCGATTGACGTATGCCTTGTTGATCGGGCCATGTTGCGACCGATCAAGGCCGCCATGGTATTCCGCGATTGCCTCTCGAGCTTTGCCGCCGTTACGGTCAAGGCCCTCCTTGATCAAGTACCCGGCGCCGAGTGCCGCATTCTCAGGATTCAGCGTGACGTCGATGCCGTATTTTTTCAGGATGGCGGCGCGGGTTTCCGGGATGAACTGGTAGGGGGTGGTCGCGTCCTTCTCACTCACTTGGTCGGCATTCGAGCGCTCGCCAACCTTGCGCACGGACTGCAAAAGAATGGGGTCAATGCCCACCTTTGCAGCGGCGGCCGCATCGGCGGCGTCATAGGCCGGATCATCAAACGATTTTGGGAAAGGCATCACTGGCCCCCTTGCTGGAGTCGCGTCACGAGTTCGGCTTTCTGTTCCTTGGTCAAGCCGGCCTTGGCGGCAATCGCATCAATGCGCGCCTGGGTGATGTCGCCATAAACCGGGTGGCTGGCAATAGCCACCGGGGCATGTTCTTTGTTTACCTGGCCGGTCTCGAAGGCCATACGTTCCTTATTGTCCTTGAGGATTTTTTCCATGATGTTGAGGTTTTTCAGGAACGATTCTTTGCTTTGCGACTTGCCCAGCGCGGCCATGGCGTCGGTGCCCTTGGTGCCCTCGATATCGGTGATTGGCCCGCCACCCTTCAGGCCCTCGTAAGCAGCCATGAATGCCTTGCCCTTCAAGTTTTCAATGGCGGCTGCAGCATCAGCAGCATCGGTACCGGGGATGTTTGGAATCGCGCCACGAACACCAAAGTTCGCATCGAGGCCGGGGGAGTTTTTGATTCTGGCGATGTTGTCGAGCGCATCGTCTACCTTCGCCGCAATCCCCTGGTACTTGGCCACCTTGTCGACTTGCTTCTGATCCCGCGCCGCCTGGGCGTCATTCAGCTTTGACTGAATTTCCTGTTTTTTAAGCTCGTTGGTTTCCTTGCCGAGTTGCGCAGTCAGCGCCTTGATTTTGGTGTCATCGCGTTTAATTTCCAGTTCCTGGGCCTTGTACCCCAACTCGGTTTCGCGGGCGGCCGTCTGGCCTTTGGTGTCGGCCAGGTTGGCCTGTGCCTGCTGCTGCGCGACGGGGAAGGCTTCAGATTCCCGCGCCTCCTTGCCGATAGCGCCAAAGGCGCCAGAGAAGTTTTTTGCCCCCATCGCGGATGACAGAAACAGACCGGCCATTTGCGTGGCCTGCTTTGGATCAGTCTTTACCAGCTCGCGCAGCACTTTCGTAGACTCGAGGTCGCCAGGGTTTCCGCCGTTGCCATGGGCCTGTTCCTGGGCTTCGAGGATTTGGTCTGCCAGGTCAGCGCGGCCCGCCTGCAGTGCGCTATAAACCTTGGACGCTACGCCAATGGTTTGTTTCTGGCGTTGTTCATCCAGCAGGCCGAAAGCTTGCTTGGTTGCTTCTGCAGCCTGGGGATTGCGCATCGTGTAATTTGCATAATCCTGGGCAGTCGGATTGGGATTTGCCATCAACGCAGACAGGTCGGTTTGCTGACGCTGCATAGCCTGCTGCTGGAGTTGGCGCTGCTGTGATTGATATTGCAGGTCAGCCACGGCCGCACCAGTCTTCAGGCCGCCCATGAGCGCCTGTGCCGGGTCTTGTGTCAGACCGATGAGCGAGCCGCTGTAGTTGATAGGGTCCATTTTTCGAGCCTCAGAACTTGCCGCCAGCGCCAAGGAAGGCGCCGAGACCAGATGTTAACGAATTGGCAATCTGTGAATTTGCATTGCCAGTTGCGATATAGCCGCCAGCCTGGGCCGCTCCCTGCTGCTGGAGAAGCCCGGCAATGTTGTTGCCGCTGGACATGGCCGCGCTGCCAGTCTGCGCCGCCGAGTTCTGGCCCAGGTTGGTCAATCCGCCCAGGTTGGAAAACTGGCTCTGCACCAAGTTGGTCAGCAGGTCTCCACCAAACCGGCCCAGCGCTTCCTGGGTATTGCCGCCGCGCAGGCCACCGGTAGCCGACGCATTGGCGTTGATGGTATCGGTACCGGATCGCATGGCAGATGTATATGCGGGTGATGCTCGAAGCGCATCAATTGCCGCTTGCTGGGCCTTGGCCCCGTTTAGCCCAATCAGGTTTTGCTGGGCCGCCAAACTCCCGGTGCCGGCTTTCACATAGGGCGACAGCAATTCTTGAACCTTATCGAACTGGCGGCGCTGCTCATCGATACCGGCCTGGCTCGCTTCTGATTGCGCATCAGCTGCCTTATTCGCTGCCTTTTTCGACTGGCTGGCCCCGTAAACTCCGCCAGCTACCGTTGCAACTCCTACTGCTGTAGCGACCATGATTATTCTCCCAACCATTTGGAATGTGTGACTTCGACCGGAGTGAACCCACGGCGTTTAAAAATTGCGCCGATGTCCTTATGCAGCTTGGTTCCCATAAACCAGCGCTTGACGCCGCGGCGCCGCAATTCGGCCTCGAGGGTATCCATCATGAGGAACACGCCCTTGGCGGCCGCGTCGCGCCGATCAGGGCGCACAAACAGGATGTCCATGTGGGCAGTTAAGCAGGTCTCATAATGCAGGCCAGGCGCCACGAACATGACGATGTAACCCAGCAGGGCGCCTTCCTCGCGCAACGTGACATACACCGTCTCGCCGCGGGCCTCGCGCTGCTCGTAGACGTGCCATTGAGGCGACAGCGGCACCTTGTCCTGATTAAGCGCAAGTTCCTCGTAGTGCAGGGGAAATAGGGCTTTCATTTCCTCAATCTGGGACATGAGCGGCTCGACGTGTGCAGTCAGCATAGGATCAGCTCCGAATATCGATCAGCAGATGAATGCGATCATCCGCGCTATTGTTGATAACTTCATGCTCAAGCCGGTGATCAAACCACCAGACCTCACCGGTTCGCATGTGGACATGCTCGTCCATGCACCTGAAGTCATTGCCCGGTAGCGACTGCAGGACGATGTGCAAGCGGTTGTTCCAGTAGTTGGCGTGCTCCGGTGAATCGGCATGTGGAAAGATTCGGCCGCCCGGGCGAACCTTGTTGATCATCACGCGCCCCAGGCGAACGCCGCTCACTCGAGTCATGAGCGCACGCACAAGCTCCCGCGCTTCTGGGAACAGCGCATAGTTCGGATAATCGATCGACTCATGCTGATCGAACCCCGGGAGCATATTGGCCTTGTATAGCTCTACCTTGCGTTCTTGCTCGGCGACGTCCTCATCATCAAAAAAGATGCGTACAGGAAAGCGTAGGAAAATGGTTTCAACATCCTCAAAAGGGCCTTGGGGGTAATGGCGCAAATACGTGTCTTCAGCCCATAACTCTGGGCGCCGCTGGATGGCCAACAGCAACGGCATGACGTCGACCTGATCGGCAATGCGTAGGAAGTGTTTCATGCGCTGAATACCCCGCCCGCGATGAGCTGTGCATTTACGCCTGCGCCGCCATTGGCCAGGGCCTGCAGATAATCACCGGCCGCAAGGATTGGGATGTCGACGTCGACATATCCGAACGCCGGCACCGTCTGGTCACTGAAGAAAATGTAGGTATCCGAGGCGACCTGGCCGGCCGGAACCGCGTACAGGCGCCCAGTTTTTGGGGTGCCGCTGGTGTTGGTCAGCCGCATACGGCCACCGCGTAACAGGCTGGAACCTGGCACGGTTGGGACGGTGTACAGGGTGGCCGCGACGGCGGTTAATGCGGCCGGTTCAAAAAGCTTGCTGTAGGTGATTGCCATGTCAGTTCCCCTTAGAAGCCGGCCAGGCCTTCGCACGGCATTACGTGGATGGACGAGGTGCTAGTCGACACAAGACTGATAGTCCGAATGTCTTCAAACTTGGTGTACACCACCGGGATATTGACCGGCAGGATGGCGTCCACCTGGCTGGCATCAACAACGGCGCCCGGAGTCATGCGTACATAGGCAGACTGTGGGCCCAGGTTGAGGAACATCACTTGCTTGGTGCTCGCCCCCAGGGTGATGGTGGCCGCCGTGGTGGTGGCCGCGACGAGCTGGCCATTCCCGTAGGCTGGGTTAATCGGTGCCTTGATAGTCATTTTCGGTATTCCTAAGTGGTGGTCGGTGGGTGTGGTCGTTAGGCCATGATAATCCAGTTGGCGCCATCACTGACGAGCAGTGCAGTAGCACCTGCAGTTGCCGGGAGAATGGCAGTACCTGCAGCACCACCAGCAAGCGGCACTACGTTTGCGGTCGCTGACGTAACAGTGAATGCGGCAATGTTCTTGATACGCACGGTACGTCCTGGCGCGCTCGATGCTGCTGGCAGCGTCACGGGAATAGTGGCAGTCCCGTTGCAAATCACCATGTTTTCAGTGGCGCCCAAGGTGAACGCCGCGGTCTTGGTTACTGGCGCGCCGAACGATGGCGCATTCAGAACTGGAGCGGCGAGCGTTGGGCCGTTGGCGAAAACACAAAGGCCGGTTCCGCTCTTATCGGTCATCGCCGCCAGCAGGTTGGCCGATGATGGCGCAGCCAGGAATGCCGCCACCAGCGCAGCCAGACCAGATACGCCGGTAGAAATTGGCAAATTGATGCAGTTGGAAAGGTCGCCGCTAAATGGGGTTCCCAGTCGTGGGGCAATGAGCGTTGGCCCGTTATTGAATACGTTCGCGCCTGTGCCGGTGGCATCTGCCAGCAACGCCAGCAGCGTGGCCGAGGTGGGAGCCGCCAGGAAGGCAGCAACGCCAGCAGCCAGGCCAGCAACGCCCGTCGAGATAGGAAGCCCGGTGCAGTTACTCAGAATGCCGCTGAACGGCGTACCCAGGCGCGGGCCGATGAAAAGCGGGCTGCTGTTGAACACTAGCGAACCGCTACCCGTGGCGTTCGGCGTCATCAATGCGAGCAGCGCGGCGGCGGTGCCCAGGGACAAGAAGGTGGCGACGCCCGCGCCAAGCCCAGAAACACCAGATCCGATTGGCAAATTTAGGCAGTTGGCCAGGTCGCCGCTGATCGGCGTGCCCAGGGCCGGCGCCACGAAAGTTTTATTCAGCAGCGTCTGGATGGTGTCAACCGTTGCAGGATTGGGGACGCTGCGCTCGAGCATGTACCAATTCGACGCGGGCATGCTGTAGGCGAGGGTAAACGTATTGTTCGCCTGCAGGGTGGTAGGGCCGCCCGTGATGGTGCTGGCGCCGTTCAAGTCGAAGGTCAGGGCCGTGATGGCCTGGGTGGTGTTCACACGCACAATCTGGCCATCCTTGAGGCCGTCCTTGGGCGGGAGCCGAATGGTGCCACTTGCAAATGCAGACGCCGGGGTCAGGATCAAATGGACGTCAGTGTTACCCGTGGTTGGCTGGGTGATCGGCACCACGAAAGCGTCCGTCGATGGCGCCGCGTACTGAATGGCCAGGTCCGGACTAGGAAGGATCAGGCTGTCTTGCATGAACTGCAGCAGCTGGGCGAGCGTGGCGCGGCGTGTCGATTGGGACATGCCAACGAACAACGGAAAAATATCGGATGGCTGCAGGCCTGAAACCTGATTGAGCTGGTCAATGGTTGGCATTGTGGTGAACCCCTTAATGGCATTAATCGGAACGTGCAAGCTATTTTTCCATACAATATCGGCGACTGCTCAAAAATCACTCAGGATCACGAACATGTCGCAGGTTAGCATTCTGTCCGGTTTCACCGCTGATACTGGGGTCGACTTCCGTTCGGCCTACCCTAAAAACCTCATTCCAGTGCCGGCTGAAACCGGCGTATCGGCCGGGTATCTGCGCACCGCCGAAGGCATCAGCCAATACAACACCGTGAACGGCACGATCACCGGCCGAGGTCGTGGCGGGTTCCAGTGGAACGGTGTGGCTTATTGGGTGATCGGGAAATACTTCTGCAGCATGAACGAGGGCGGGCTGCTCACCATCCTGGGGGATGTGGGGGATAACGGGCTCGATGTGACATTCACAAAGTCTTTCGAGGTCATGGCCATTGCCTCGAACAAGAACCTGTTTTATTGGGATGCCTCGAAGCTGGTGCGCGTGACCGACCCTAACCTTGGCGTCTGCATCGATGTGGTGTGGATGGATGGCTATTTCGTGTCCACCGATGGCGTGTCGCTCGTCGTGACCGACCTCAATGACCGAATGAGCGTGAACGTGCTGCGCTACGGATCATCCGAAGCCGATCCCGACCCCATCGTCGGCGTGATGAAACTGCGCCAGGAACTTTACGCATTCAACCGAAACACCATCGAGATTTTCGACAACGTGGGGGGCACCGGCTTTCCGTTCGCCAGGAACGTGGGCGCCATGATCGAGAAAGGCGCCGTAGGTACCCAGATGTTTTGCCGCTTTGACCAAGTGCTGGCGTTCGTTGGTGGCGCCGACGATGAGCCGTGTTCGGTTTACCTGGGGGCTGGCGGTGCCGCCACCAAGATCGCAACCCGGGAGATTGAAGACGTGCTGCTCGAGTACCCGGAAGGCGAACTGGCCGCATCGACCATCGTTGCGCGGATGAGTCGGCGCCACCAAAACCTGATCATCAGCTTGCCGCGCCATACGCTGGTTTATGACGCCGCGGCATCCTTGGTGCTCGAGGCTCCCGTCTGGTACACGCTGCACTCATCGCCGGACCTGGCCACGCCATTCCACGGGCGACACTTCCTGTTCGCATATAACAAATGGTTTGTCGATGACAGGAACCTTCCCCGCATTGGGATGCTCGACAAAGACATCTTTACCCAGTACGGCGAGGATGTCGGGTGGCAGTTCAATACGGTGCTGATCTACAACGAGAGCAAGGGCGCGATTCTGCACGCCGTGGAGCTGATTGGTTCGCCCGGGCGCGCCGCTATCGGTGATGATCCTCACATGTTCTTTTCGTGGTCAATGGATGGCCTCGAGTGGAGCATCGAGCGACTCATCAGCATGGGGACGCAAGGGCAGCGCAAGAAACGCCTGGAGTACCGGCCGAAAATCAAATTTGAGCAGATGATGGGCATGCGCTACCGCGGCGCGAACGCCTGCATCGTGTCATTTATGCGGCTTGAAGCTGCCCTGGAGCCCCTGAATGTCTGACGCAATCAATCCTTTCACGTCGCGCTCTTTCCGGGCGGATCGCCGGCTTATTGCCCAGCTGACAAATGACCCACAGCTGATTCGCTACCTCGAGTCACTGGGTGTCGACACGGTGGTCGCAATCCCGGAATACCTCGATAAGCTGCTCGCGCTGATCATGGACGCGGCCGAGATTGCCGCCGCCTCCCAGGGAACCGCCAACAATGCCGCCAGGATCGCGCAGGATGCCCTAGATCAAGCGGTTGATCAGAGCGGGGGGAATGGCCTACCTTCCGGACTGCTGGCCATTATCGAGCTGGTAGAGCAGCAACTAGCCCACCTCGAGCCCCAGGCGTACCGCGGGCTTGCGGCAAAGGTGGACGACATCGAGGCCATGTTGCTCGACTTTAGGCCACCGATTTTCCCCGACATCCCTGCACCGACGCCGCCATTCGCCCCGGCCCTGGCCAACGTCACGGCCGCCTATTCAGTCCTGGCGGCGCCATCGTATCAGCCGATCACCGTGCGCGCAGATGCCGCCGCGGGAGCGTTCACCGTGACGCTACCGGCCGCACCTTCGCTCCTACAGCTGGTGACGGTCAAGAAGGTGGACGGATCGGCCAATGTGGTTACGTTGGATGGTGGTGGGATTCTGCTGGATGGATCGGCCACCATTGCGGTGGCCGTCCAATATAAAACCGTGCAGGTTCAATACAACGGCTCGAGCTGGGATGTGATTATTGGTTGAAGGTGAACGGGTCGCCACAGTCGCCATCGAGGGTGTTCCCGTTCCTCGTGGTGTTGATGTCTTTCCGCTCTTGAAAGAACTCTCGGCGGCCCGGTAGCGGCTTGTTGCCGGCGCCCACTGGCAGCGTGCTGGGGTATTTGATCGACGGGGTGACGGCAAGGAAGCCCAGCATGCCGTCATATGCGTTCTTTGCCCCAACCCGCGTTTCCAGGGAAAGCACCTTGCCCAGACTCGGCCCCATGCGAACCGCCAGGTTCATGGCCATGGCGTTAATGATCGCGTCAGGCACTCCGCACTCATCGTTTTCATCCGAATCGTCGGGGTCGAGCGGGATCATGTAGCCGGTGGTCACTTTCGCTTCCCACTCGGCCATCATCCGGTCGAGGCGCTTTCGCGCTGATGCCATTTCCTCGGGCGAAATATCAAAATTATATTCCGCCAGGCCAAGTTCCTCGTAGGCCGCCAGAATGACTTCGCGCTTGGTGGTCATTACGCACCGCCTGCCGCTTTATCAAGCGCTGCCTGGATTTTGGTGGAGTTCCAGCGCCCGTCGATCTTGACGCCCTTCTTGGCAGCTTCCTCGGCCAGCTTGATCTTTAGCGCCAGCTCGATTTCATCGGCAGTCGGTTCGGTAGGGGCTGTGGTGGTGCTGCTGGCCCCGCCATTCGGATTGGCCGTAGAATCGGCACCACCGGCAGGGATAAAGGTTTGCGCGCCCTGTATGGGCACAGCAGGGGCCTGGGAAAGCTTGAGGTTCGCCTCATCCAGAAGGCGCTGATTATCGGCCAGTTGCTGGCGAAGCAATTCCAGCTCGCTGGGCTCTGCCGGCTTCTTGGCTTCCAGCGCCGCGGCGGCGGCGGCATCGCGAACCTCGAAGGGGTGATAAAACCAGCCCTGGGCCAGATAGTCTTCGACCTCGTGCTCGTCCACCTCGATAGTGTCGACGAGGATACCCCAGATGTTTTGGGTAAGGCCGGCGATGTACAGCATCGTTTTTGCAAGCATGATCATTCTCCCGATAGACAAACGGGGCCATCAGGCCCCGTCTGGTGTTACTCGATGGATGGCCGTTAAGCCTGGTTAAAGATGGTGAACCCGCACATCTCAGGGTTATTCATCACGCCGCCAAAGAACGTATCGAAGCGATACTTGATGTTGCCGCTGTCAATGCTGCCTTGCTTGACCATGACCAGCTCAAAACCCTGTTCGGTCGAGCCGCGCATGACTTCCATGCCCGCATTTTGTGGGAACTCAACGCGACCTGGCAGCAACTCGATTGCACTCTCAGCCCAGAACGGGTTGATGGCTGCAGTTGTGGTATTGAGGAAGGTCACGGCGGCGCCAGCGGCCGGAGTAGCGCTGACGTTCTTGTACTGCAGCTCGGCAACGGTAGCGCCCTGGCCGGAAATGATCGGCGGCGAGATTTGCACGGTACCGGTACCACCCGCACCCGTGACAATGGCCGTGATACGGAAAGTCTTGAGCTGGCCGGTGTCCTCCTTGGTGATGTGGTGTACCGCATCAACGCCCGCGATGGTGAACGCATCGCCGACCTTCACGGTGCCAGAAGTGACGGTGATACCTACGGTTTGATAGCGGTTATCGACGTTGATGCCGCCGCCGTTGATGTCGGCTGTGGTCGCCACGGGGGTGTAATACTGGTTTGCCCCGGTGATGGTCACGCCAACACCTGCAGCCGCTACCAGACGGCGGGTGTAATCCAGCTTCAGCACGTCGAAGCCGCTGATGTTCGAGTTGATCAACGCCCGCTCGTAAGCGGTGGTCGGCTTCTCGTTCATGGTCTGGCGACCGGCCAGGTTCGCGGCCATGCTGTTGTAATCGCGGGACGAGAAGGCAGCCAGGCGGCGCCCCAGGGAAGAGATAATGCCCTGCTCGTTCATGATCGAATCAGCTTGAGCCAGGTCATCGAAGCCCGACGCGGCCGAGGTGCGCTTGACCACCAGCGTCCCCTGCTGGCACGCCAAGTCGGTGCAGAAGACGTTGATGTCCGATGCCAGCTTTTGCTTGGCGGCTTCGCCCAGGCGATTTTCCTGAAGCGCATCGCGCAGCTCGAGGGCGGTCATCTGGAACGGGCTCGACTTGTACTGATTGAGGCGAGCAGGCACCGACAGTTGGGTCTGGTCCTTGAAGTTGCCCGTCTGGTCCAAGCCGCTATAGCTCAGAGCGATGTAGGGCTGTGGGCGCCAGATGATGTCGTTGGTGCGCGCCATCATGGTTTGATCATTGCGGAAAATCTTTACCGCTTTGGACAAAACCAGATTGTCGTGAAAGCCTTCGAGAACGAGGTCGAAGGCTACCTTTTCTTCCTTGCTGAAACTGTTAGCCATTTTGGTTCACCTAAACAATGAGTGGTTACTTGCTCTTGAGAGAGCGCTTGTATTCCTGAATTTTGGTGCGGTCGCCGGTTACATCGGCTTCCTTTTCCAAGCGCTCGAGGACTTTATCCGTGCCGTTTTCGCGGGTGGTGCCGGCGCTGTTTTTCACACGGCCGGTTTCTGGTGCAGGCTTATCGCGCTTGGACACTTTGATTTCTCCCTCGAGTTTGGAAACTGCAAATGCAAATTTAACTGGGTTGGTGATAGATGCGATGGCTTTCAACTTTTCCGGGGATCGGCCGAGAGCATACACAAGCTTCGCTGGATCATCGGCGCCGTTAAGGATCAGGCCTTGCTGGTCAGCGCTAAGGAACTCGATCACCGTGTCTTCAGCTGCCTTAAAGTCTGGAACTTTCAACTTTCTGGCCGCGGCACTGTAATCGGTCATAACTTTTTGCTGACTGGCTTTCGCCTCGTCCAACTTGCGTTGTTGCGCCTTCTGGTATTCAGCCAATTCCTGTTTTTTCTCGTACCACTTATCGAGGGCGGCTTGGTACTCGTCCTCGTCATAGTTGGCACTTTCCAGGGTTGGCTTGTCGCCCAGTACAGGCGCTTCCGGTTCTTGCTGCTGCTGTTGTTGGGAGCTGGCTTTGGTCTCAGCTTCCTTCAGCTTGCGAGCGAGTTCACGGTTGGTTTTCCGAAGTTCCTTGACCCACGCCGGGGCCTCGTTGTCGTCTTGATGCTCACCATCGTTCGAGTCTGGCGGGGACTCATCGCCCAGCGTGATTACCAGTTCGCCTTCGTCATCGTCGCCTTGATCGCCTTCGCCTGGTAACAGGTTATTTTCGATATCGGTTTCGGTTTCGTTGTCGAGGTCTGCATTCAAGCCGGTGTTATCTGCCGTTGTCATCGTTTCACCTTTGGTCATTTCACTCATTGTTTCGGCCAATGGATGCCGTAAGCCGAGTATATAACATAAAAAACCGCCAAGTTAATGGCGGTCATGGGGGTTAAAGGGCGCCTGGCGGCGGTGGCTGCTCAGCCTGCTGCATTTCCTGGGGTGGCACTTGGTCTGTTACTGAAGGGCCTGCAATCGCCTGTACGGCGGCCATAAGCTGGGCGATCTGTCCTTGAATGGTCGCCAGGGTTGCGGCGGCGTCGGTCTCGGCCTTCGCCGCATTTGCCTGGGCCAGCTGTGCCTGGGCAATGTTCTTGATGGCGTTGGTTTCGTTGAGTGGGATTTTTGATAGGGTTTCCTTGGCGCTGGCCAACAGGAATTCGTTCTGGCCATCTGGTGGCGCATTTTCCTGGGTCTGCTGCATTTCGGCCTTTTCCTCGTCGGTCGGATCGATGACGCCCGCAGCTACCAGACCCTTGCGAGCAAAGGCGCGCAAATCATCCATCCCCTCGCCGTCCATGTTCTGCAGGATCATGCCCACCACCGCAGCTTTCATCGATGGGTCTTCAATGAACTGCAGGACGCCCAGCAGGCCACGAACTGCCTTGTCGCGCTTGCTGGCGAAGGCCGGTCCCACATCGACGGCGACATCATAGCGGCCGATGCTCAAGTCGTTTTTGATGTAGTTTTGGCCCTGCTTATCCACGGCCGGTTGCTTCAGGATCGCTTGAGACTCGGTGTCGTCCTTTCCGATAGTCCGCATTTTGCGGCCTTCCTCGTCGTACAAATCCTTGGCCATCGACAGCCAGATGACGCCCACCTGGCGCATCGTTTTCTTGAAGTTGTCCTGATAGATAAACGACTTCATGTCGAGGCGGGATTGCACCAGCTCCACGGCCTTGCCCGACACGTTCGATTGGAGTTCGTCACCGGCCTGCTGATTGCCGGCAAGTTCCATGATGTCGGATTGCACCAGCTGAATAAGCCCTTGCAGCGCGGGCGGGATCACGGGCGGCTGGGTGTAGCCGATCGGTGCCGCCGGCAACGTCTGGCCCTGGGCATCGGTGATCGGGTTGATGAGCAGGTATGGCGGCTTTTTGACGTTCTTGTTCGCCCAATTGTTTTCTTGGCCGGCTACCTGTTCCGGGGTAAAGATCGGGATCGACTCACCAAAGGCTGACGCCTGTTCGGCCAGCGCGGAAATTTCCATGTTGTAAATGCGCTGGGCATCCATCATCGGCATGGTGTGGCCGAACATGCGTTCCTTGTTGTCGATGAACATGCGCTTGCCGTAGTAGGGCGCGACCGGGATGTACTCCCCGGCGACATAGCCACAGTCCTCGAGCACCTGCATTCCGTCGATGATGTATTTGTGAATCCGGCGCTCGGTGATTGTCTTCTGGCGCGATTCAATAAAGCCCATGGCTTCCAGCTCGGCCCGCTTTTCATCGTCCAGATCGCGGGCGTATACCTTCTGCACTTCGTCGGTGGCCGGCAGTCTGAAGAAATGCACCTTTGTTTTTTTGAATTCGACCTCGTAATACTCAGCGACGTAAACCACGTCCGGAGTGTACCAGTCGAAGCGCGTCATCTTGTTGGTGCGGTCGAAGCTGGCCGGCTCGACGTCCCACTCATCCCGAAAGTCATCTGGGATCATGGTGTAAATCAGCCAGCATTGCTTGGCGTCCGACTTGTCCTGGCGCTTGGCATCCGCATCAAAGAACACGGACATGTCAGCATCGAAAACAGGCTCGATGCAAATGCGCTGGTGGTCATCGTCCTCGTCCTGCTCGTCCTCGTACTTGGCGCGCAGGCGCAGGGCACCGAAGCCGCCCGCGGTGCCCTCGTCAAAGCAGTTATCGTAGGCTTCCTCGGCGTTGCTTTCCTGCTCGTCAGATCG